AAAATCTTTTTGACTATTTCTTTGGTCTGTTCATATGTCCTTTGCACAAAATGACTACCGTTTATAAATTCCCCTGACCAGTGATTTACAAACCCAAATTCAACTATACCCGCGTGTGGTGCTTTCTTTATATCCGGCCCGACAAACACGTCTTTAGATTTTTTAAATGGAAGTATTTTAATACTCTTTTGCAAATCCTTTGGTTTAATAGGATGTCCATAAAAACTACTCTTTTTATCACCTATTGGTGCGTTTCCTTTCATTCTTTGCCTTACCACGTCAGCAGCTACTCTTAATACCTTTTTACTACTTATTTTCAAATCGTAGGCATCCGCAAACTTTTGCATATTCAAAATGATATTGGAAATATCCCTATCAATTTGACTACCAATTTTATTATTACTTTTCGGCCCCTTACCCTGGCTTCTTAAATACGCATTATAGCCCCGTTCATTACTATCTGCCCCCATTATACAACACGCTTTAAAGTCAACTTCTGAAATCTTTGACGACCTATATTCTCGATGTTTACTATATCGTACACATTTGATTCATAAACGGCTTTTGCTCTTAATGTAACCGTACTGTTATACCTTATCACAAAAAACAGTTTTTCGAATTGTGTTTCTTTATTTAACTCATTCCTTTCATCCTTACTGGCGAAACTATACGCGGCATTAACTACCGTATCCGTATTAGTCACGCTTGTGGTTTCACCATACTGATTAGTAACCGGGCTGCTTTCAACTCGCAAGGTCAAAACCCTATCCATCGCTCCTATGTCACCAAAGAACCTCACAGATTCAATGCAATTTCACCCGCTAAATAAATCTCGATCGAACGCCCGTAATTTGTCGCGCCTCCAGTAGTCTTTAAATTGTGATTCTCGCGGTTTTCAAACATTTCCGCTACCAACATCCGACACGCATGTTTAATCGTTTCAGACGCGTTTACCGTACCCGTACAAGTGATTTTATATCTTGTGTTTGTCTTTATTTCACTACTCAATAATTCCGAATACAAAAAATAGTCATTTCGGACTATATTCGTAAAGGTTTGCGCTGTATAGGTATCTGCATCTAAGTAATGGTAAGTGGTAATCGCGTTTATGTTCTTGGGTAGTATGATCTGATTACACCCGTCCGTTTCGTAATAAACAACTACGTTAGGATAGCGCAATGGATACCCTACCATTTGTTCCAACATTATCCCGGCTGTCTTTACATACGAAGTCAAAATAGTATCATACGTTGTACCTGTGCCTGTCAAATTGCAATGTGCCTTTAACTGATCGTCAACACTGACTAACTCCGTAACCGATCCACTACCTACCCACCTCATAGTACAGCTTCGCCATCTTCGTTATCAATAATCTGCTTTGCCAAATCGTAAGGAAATTCTCTGATTTCACCCACAACACCGCTTAACTGGTATCTATGGTATAACCCACGCCTAATTCTTACTTTTACGGTCTTTTGCTTTGCTTCGATTACCGTAGTCCTTAATTCAGGGGCTTCCGGTGCAGGTCTTTCAAAAGTCACATTAACGGGCTTTTCAATCGGCTTTTCGTTTTCAACTTTTACTGTAAAATTCTTTTTTGGTCTGGCCATCTTTTGGTTGTTTTATTGTGTTAAACCCGGGAAGCTTTTAAACCTCCCGGGAACACTGTCATTATGGTAAGAAAAACTAACTACACGCTATTTAATCGTGATTAATCAATGATTAACCTGTTACGTCATCAGCTTTACAGAATGAACTTGCATGGATCAATTCGCTATCCCAATAGGTATTTGCGATAATCCTGATGTTTCCAAATTCCGCTTTTGTGTAAGGGTCAACCATGATATCCACGCCGCCCCAATTCGCAATTACACACTTACTCCAGTCGCCAAACAAAATCAAGTTTTTGTCTGTGTCGATGTTGGTAGGCGCTAATGTGGAAACGATACAATTGTAGCCCAAAAGCTGATTACCTTCAAGTACAAATTTTCCTGATCCGGCATCAACTGACAACGCCCTCAATACGGCTGCAATGTCAGGGTTAATAACCCAAGTCATATTGTCAACCAATGCGTAGTCATTCTCAACTGCTGAAACCATTTGCCATAAAAGAGCCTTAGTAGCCGCGCCTGCAAAAGTCACATCATTTACACCTGAATAGGCTGTAATACCTGTGATGTTTGCACCGTTGCCACTTATTACAGCGGTATCTACTGCTACTCCAATAGAATTAGAAAGCATCTCTCTTATCCACTGCTCAACGCTTGCGCTGGACTGCATTAACAACTGCTTAGATACGGTTGTAATGGCAGCTAACCTTTGCGGGGTCAAGTCTACCTTTTTGATAGTAGGATCAGTGTTTGCGGCTTCGTCTGTTTCACCCTCCCATGTCGCTGTCGCAAGTGCATTGCCAATAGGGATTGTCAAGTTTCCGGTCAATCCGTTAAGCATCTTTGCCCCTGCTTTTTGAGTAACCAAAACCGGATTCAATGCGGCTTCAACTGCACCCAAATTCGTTGGAATAAGTGTACCCGCTGTTGCGGCTGTTCCTGCTGTTTGCGCCCTGTTATCCAGGTTCATCATTGAAGACGGCATACTAAAATTACCCTCAGTCCTAAGACCTAAGTTACGGGCTTCCCTTACGGCTTCCTGATGTACTTCTGCGCTTACACCTTCCAGACCTTTGCCGTCTGCAAGTGATCGCAATGTATCAACCAGGCTAAATCTTTCGCTTACTTTTTGTTCTTCTGTTTTCTTTGGCTGACTTCTTAAATTTGCCAATATCCTTTGGTTTTCAAAATCCTCAAGTTTTTGCCTTGATTTAATTTCTGCGGTCAATTCTTTGGCCTTGCTTGTCAACTCATCAAAACGCTTTTCCTCGTCACCTTGAAATCCACGTTCTTGACCATTGACAATTTCCAATGCCCTATCATAAATAGCCTTCTGTTCCCTTTCGTACCCTTCATACTGTTCTTGCAGTTCTGATAATGTCTTCATCTTAATTATTTAAAAATTTATTAATAAATCCATACTTTTCAGCTTCAATAAGCTGCGTTTATAGTCCTTTTTGAATCCCTCACTTTTGTGGGCTTCCAATACTTTCAACATGAAATTATCCATCGGCTCCAATGCCTTTTTAATTGCATCTGGGTTTGATGGAATATGTACACAAGACCACTCCTTTAATATTTGCCCATCGAAGTAATACGTTTCTGGGTCTTCGCCATTGCGCTCAATTCCCCAATGCCCACCTGCCTTTGGCATAAAACCAACGCTTGTGCATTTCATTGTTCCGTAATCAACCTTACCCATTGCCAAACGGATTAGGGCAAGTGTATAGGGTTCCAATGAATTTTATGCCATTAAACAACTTCCTGGACTATCAACCGGGTAAAAAAGATAAAGAGAATGGAAATACTTAGAAGTTTTAACATAGGTGATATAAATGTCAGGAAGGGTGAAGATGAACGCGTGAGGGAGTTTATTATAAGCACTGCAAGACGTGATTCACATGGAACCGTATTACCACTTGATAAATGGGATATAGCGGACTACAATAGAGCCGGGGCATTTTATTATCAGCATCAAACAAGCGGAGGTTTTTTGACCGATGCAAACCCCGACAACGCATTAGGCCCGGCTACGGCACGAATGGAAGGCGATAAGTTCCTCTTCCATCAATAGGCATAGAGGCATTATTACATTACCTAAGAAAGTATTGTATTCGTTGTCGCCTTTATTATCTGCGCTTTCACCCCTTTGTATTAGGGTCAATGGCACACCAAACGCCCGCGCTATATCCTCAATCGACATCTTTTTAGCCTCGATCAATTCAGCATCAGCCATAGGCATATTAAAGGTCATTGGCTTGTACTCAAATCCAAAAGGAACTGACCACGCTTCGCCGTTTTTATTCTTGAATCGATCTAATGACTTCCTTAATAGCTCTAAAGATTCGTTTGATGTGGGCTTGTTTGCAATTACCAAACCTGATATTTGCGCGCCGTTTTCATACATTTGCTTGCCGTAATTAGCTATATTTTGGTATTCGTTAATTACCCCTGCGTTATTACTTATGCGGCTTGACCCCTCAAGGTTATTCCATGACAAGTCCGCCAAATGCAACATATCGCGGCCTTTAATAACCCGACTTCCTGCCTTTTCATTTCCGTTACCGTCTGGTCTGTATATGTAGACCTTTTCGCCGTTTAACCATTCTGGGAATACAAGCCACGGTTCTAAGTTAATATACTCAACTGGCCTACCTGTCCTACCGTTGCGTCTAATTTCAGCATATCCATTGCCCCATATATAATAAGACATTACCCATATCTTCTCCCATTGGATAGCTCCAGTGTATGAATTTGCCTGTCTTGTTAATATTGAAATTTGATCGTGATCTAATACCTGACGTTTACCCGTCAAATTACTTTCGTAAATTTTAGGCCTTACACTTGATTTAGTCCTGGTAATCAAATCTACACATGCATAAACCGCATTAATAGACATCGCCGTCCGGGGTGTAACCGCCGCAACCTTACCACTACCACTAATACCGTTTAATACCTGAAACCATGCCGAATCCGTAACCGTTGCACGGCTTTCAATGACATTATTGTCAAATTTAGCAGGCGCAAAAATCCGATCTAACCACTTTGGTACTATTGCCATGATGCAATAATAACTGTGATTATATATGTGATGTGTTAACATGGAAGTTAACATCATTGTTAACATAATATATTGATATAAATAAAAAAGCCCAGTATTTCTACCGGGCTAACCCTAAAAACTAAAAATATGACAAATGAAAAAAGCTACCTTGTTTTTATCATTCCAATAAATCGTGATCGCATAAACCTACTTTTAATAACTCTAAATGTACGGTATTCACTATACCTACCACTACCCGTTTCTTTTGTGTGTTCTTCTTCTGTTTTTACCCATGACTGATAAGACGGGTCACTGCAATCCTCGTCTTTACTAAATGCTTCAAAATGCCCGTAATAAATTGTAAAATACTCCCATATCTTCATGTAATCAAATTTGTCCTGTTTCTTCCAAAAACTTCCTCATTTCA